CTCTAACCGTGAGGTCGTCCTGAAGTCCTGGATCCGCCTCAAAGTAGAGCTCAATTCTTGGCTTAGAGACTCCAGTAATTTGAGAACTGTAGTAGTAGCCTCCTACAACTTTTTTGTATTGGTTAGGAGCATCTAACCCAACAACAGTGTCAGGTCCTGGATCTAAGTCATCATTTTCGCCAGGAATCTGACTAGCGGGGAGTAGGTTTATAGGACGAAGTTCGACCGCAGTAACCCTGCGCTCCATAGTGCTTAAAAGATTAGTAAGTGTCTTTCTACGACGTCTGATTGCCAAACTTGTCCACCTCCGCTTCAGTCACTAGTTGTAGTGTTACCTGCTCTGGAAATGACGGATTGTCCGGCACACTAACGTCATATGCGTCAATTTTACGCAGTAGCACTTCTCGTCCAGTTCCGTCATTTAACTCTATGTAGCTTGATAGCCTCAATCTAACAAAGTCATCATTAATTATAATAGAGCACCAATCACCCGGGTTGTATGACCCCAACTGTGGATTTAGTGAACCATTTACAGAAATAGAAAAGTTGCTAATTGGGGGTCTGGCCTCAGCTAGAAAACGTTCTGCGTAGGTGTGAAGCGTGTTCTCTTCAGCAACATTGTCTACTTTTTCTACCTCTTCAAGAATAGGCCAGCCTCGAAGAAGTAGTTCCACATCGGCAGCTCCAGCATACGGTTGGCTAGCTTCAGAGCTGAGAGTTGAGTCATCTCCCTGAACCCAAAAACGAGTGGCTGCGTCCTGAGCATTCTCCTCCAGACTCGCATCGAGTATGTTGCCTGGGTACTCAAAAACAACTTGATCAGCGCCATATGCGCTAACCGGGGCAAACTCTCCGGGAGGCAATACTCCGCCCGGCAAACTATCTATGTAGTATTTCAGGCTTGTTGGAAAAATAGGAAGAAACACAAAAGTGCGATTAAACTTATTAGTAGTTGCATTGTAGCTACAGTCAATTCGGTACTCAAAACCATCTGGAACATTAGAATACTTTTCTAAAATTTCCCCGATAGACTCTAGTTTAAATCCTCTAATTAACTCATTTTGACTAAGGGTTTGACTAGGCAAGTCTGTAGAGTAAGTTAAGCCAATGTCTCCGTTATCTGTGTACTCCCCCCATGTGGCATAGGTTATAGCCGGAGCAACAGTAGCGTTTGCTAACGGATTTCCAGCAGAGCTAAAAGCTATTTTATTTCCAGGATTAACGATTTGAAAGTTGCTGGTAGTTGGAGTGTTTATCGTGTATATGGTGTGGTAGCCGTCTATAGAAGAGTTAAGCTCGTCAATGTAGACGATGTCCCCAACTTCAAACCCGTGAGCAGACTCCGTTGTTATAGTAGTGATTCCATTTGTTCTTTGGAAATTGGAGATATCTACAGATCTTTCTGCAGCAGTTGTGAGGGCTACAGTGCTTCCGGTATTAGCGTATGTAAACGTATAGTTAGTCGGGGCAGAGATAACCACAGCCTCAGCGTCATCAAATCCTGAGCCGACATCAGTGATAGAGAGTTTTTGCCCAGGCACAAGCTTGTGAGGCTCTTTAGTACTAATAGATGCAACATTTCCAGATCTGGAGTAAGTTTCTATTTCATTGAAAACATCTATTCCAGGACGTATCTCATCATTAGGAAAATCAAAGTCAAATAAATCAGAAGTAAGTTCGGTTAGAAGATCACGAACATAGTTATACGTATCTTGTCTAACTTCTACAGTTGCCCTATCGCTTGTATCTTCTTCGTCTTCACCCACAGTTATGTTGGGTATAGTTTTTGTTTGGCCCTTAGCGTTAACGTATGTTGCTGACACACTAAAAGTTGATCGATCATCTCCTGTAAGCCCTGGTGCCGGAGAAGCTAGTGGAGTGTAGTATCCCGTATAAGGAACTCTGTCCGGCCCCCAGTCAATCCATACAGGTTCTCCTGGCTTGAAGTCGTATTGGGCAAAGTCTAGAGTCACATCGGCTCTTCCGCCTGAAACTACTATGCTAGCCGAGTATGCATTGCTCCAAGTTTTCCAAAGTATTCTTTTATATAGATAGCTAGTAAACTCTGAACCACTTATTTCTAAAGTTTTTTCTACAATGTTGTACGATCTGGTCCAGATAATTCCACCCCATACGCAGAGGCCATCTCTAACAACATACAGCGCAGTCTTACCAGGCAAGGTGTTCTCATAGAGACTTAAGTTGATAGTTTCCTGGGTTACTGCAATAGAGCCTGAAAAACTGCCTGCCTCGCGGAGGGATCTAGAGTAGGACACGCCTCTAAAAGGTATTTCTGCAAGCAGCTCATTGCTGAGTAGGTCGACTACGAAATATCGATAGTCTGCTACTAAATCTCTGTCTTGAAAAGTTGGTGTCATTGTTGATTATATGTCTTTCGTTAGTCTAAGTCTAACCTATCCAGCCGGATCTATAGTAGATCTTACAAATGCTGCTGGCTGGGAAATTAGTTAATTCTATATTATTAGTTCCGGGCTCTAGATATATCCAATCAATAAGAATAGAAACTTTAGCTCTACCGTTTTCAACGTTAACAACTTGATCAGCCAAATACTCCACTTCTAAAACTTCTCTATTGTACGTGTCTATTTCTAATTGATTAGTAGAGGAAGTTCCATCAATAATAGTTATAGCTTGGTCACTGGTGGAGTTTGTGATAGTGGCTTGATTTGGGCCAGACGAAGCAGAGATAGAGGCACCACTGCCCGCCGGAGCGATAGGTATGTTAGCTCCAGGGCTAGTTATTTGTAATATATCACCATCAACCACGTTAACTACCTGATAGCCATCCATAGTTGGGTGTACGTCATCCAAGTAAACGGTATCCCCTTCGTTAAATGGGGGAGCAGAGGCAAATTGTAGTGTAATTGCGCCTTCGGTTCTTTGATAAAACTCAATAGGAATAAGGGTTGCTCCCGCATCCGGGCCAGGAGTTGAAACATTGAATCCCTTAGATAGCTCAATAATAATTGGAACAGCTATGTTTCCAGCATTTGTTATTGTTGCACTGGCATCACCGTTCGAATCTGCGGTTAGTGTGACAATATTGTAGCCATCAGAGTTTTCTTCGATGTACTCATACTTTATAGGGTCAGCTGCTTTTAGACCGATAGAGAAGTTAGTTCTACCTCTAGCGCTCACCGTGTCAATTTCAGGCCTACCGCTAAGTCGAACAAACGTGCCTTTTGTGACTGGAGTTTCGTTGACTACTAGCCAGTCTCCTCGATAGACCAGAGAAATAGCATCTAAGAGTTTTGCTCTAGCTGCTTCAACTTGATCCGGGTCTTGGGTTAAAAAGCTTCCGTTTAGTGTCAAAATCCTACTTGCCCAGCGGCCCTTGGCATCGTATGAGCCGTCACCCCAACCGCGTGGCAGATCAGGGAGTTCTGGATCCGGGAGAGTCCACCATCCTTGGATGTCAGTACAAACCCAAACAACACCAGTTTCTTCATCTATGGTGTTTAAAACTAAACTTCCAATTTTAATGTCTGCTTTTAGTTTTAGTCCAGAAAAATGAGGAATTGGAAGTTTGGTTAGAGCTTTATTTACAAGCTTATTCTCTTCAGATTGAGCTACCGGATTTAAGTTGATACTTGAGTCATACTCTGACATTAGAAGGCTCCTTTACGAATCTCAAAAGCAAGCCTACGAGAGACCAGCTCTGACAGCTCTCTCTCATCCATGCCTGGGGATGGGTAGACATTTATTGTGGCTCCGGCTCCCTTACCACTTAGAGCAGCTATTAAAGCTTTGTCTCGAAGAGATAGCCCATTTGCATCTAGAGGTTCAATTCTTTCTGGTCTTCCAGCTTCTGCAACCATAGCTAAAGTTCCGCCCTGGCTTGCCTGAACAACTCCTCCATCAGCAAATGCAGGAACTACAATTTTCCCAAATCTTGGTATCTGAGGTGGGTTGGATTTCAGGTTTATTGTTCCACCGCTGAAAGTTTTAATGAGGTCAGCTAGTCCTCCACCGATGCCGTTAAAGAATGATCTAACAAGCCAGTTTAGGAAGTCAACGAGTGCATTACCGGCACCCACAAGAAGATCAGCCAGTCCTTGGACAATCTTCCTGAGAACGTCCATAAATATTTTACCGAACGAACTCCAGTCGCCTGTTATAAGAGCTTTTGCAAACTCTCCAACAAGCCTGATTAGTTGCATAAAGATGTCAATTATTGGCATTAAAATATCAACTAACGCCATAATTATTGGCATGACAGTTTCTACCGCGGCAACCAAAACTTTACCAACAAAAGTAGCAAAAAGCCCTAGACCAGCGATTATAGCCTCCAATATTGGCTGAAGACCTTCCATTAAGCTAGGAAGTAGCTGATTCACTACAACATCAATTAAAGGCTGAATTGCTTCCATAATTTTATTGAAGGATTCGCCAAGAGAGTCCAGTACGCCTTTGAGGGTGGTGTCTATAAACTGTCTAAATGAATCGCTGGTGTTGTATAAGTATACAAAAGCAGCTATAAGTAGTCCTATTGCAATTAAAATAGGGCTCTTCATTAAGAATGATCCGACTCTACCAAACGCACTTGCAAAGGCGTTATTTGAGTAAGTTAAGAATGCAAAATACTGCTTAGTTTTTGTAAGTAGTGTCCCAAGTGGCCCCAAAACGGATTGGAATACTCCATTGACTACGGACCCAAAGAATTGAGCAGTAGACAGTGCCAAACCTAGAGCCGAGAAGAACGCAAAAATTTGTCCAGTAACAGCTAGAATTTTTTGAACGGTTTCGTTGCCTAGAGCTTTTTCAATTACAGTAGCTATACCATTTAAAACGTTAAAAAATGTTTCTATCGATTTTGTGTCAGTCAGCGAGTTTGAAATGTTTGTAAGAGTTACAACAAGCCTTGCAAAAGACGGACCAGCTGCTATGTACTTACCTAGAATTTCTCCTAAAGGAGCAGCGCCTTCCTTGAGAATATCAAACGTCTCTTTAATTGCTGGATCATCAGCAAGTTTGAATATCTCACCTAGAAGCGTTCCGACAGAATCTATTACAGCCTTAGCATTTTCAGCGGCTCCAGCAAAAAACTCTCTTAGCGGCTTGCCATCTATTTCCTCTAAGTTTTTGAAGCTTGCCGTTGCCTCTTTCAGGTAGTCGATTAGAATTTGACCGCCAGATCCAGGGCCAATATTAGCTTTAATTATCTTCCCAAAGCCACCAAAAATATTTCCAAATATATCTGCAAAGTCGGTAGCTAGTTGGCTTACAGTTGCAAAAAATCCTTCAATTTCTGCCTTATTTTCTGGCGCATTCATAAAGTCGCTAAACTTAGTTAAGTTTCTATCTAAGAAAGCTACAAACTGCTTAACTAGTGGATCAGCGAACACTAGAACGGAGAGGAAGCCGTCAAAAACTTTACCTAGAATAGTCCCGAAGGCTTCAATAGTTGGCTTAGAGTTGGCAAAAACGGTGTCTAACTTGTCTAAGTTAATTTGCTTAACTAAAAAGTCAGTAAAGTTTCTTGCAGCAATACCTAAAGAGTCCGCGACACCAGCAAGGCCCTTCTTTATAGTGTCAAAGAACGGGCCATTTGCCAATCTTTCTAGCTGCTCACCGAGTAGCGGTAAGAATCCTTTAGCTACTGCTTCTCTGAGCTCATCTAGCTTGGGCTTAAGTCTTACTAGTAGTTGAGCAAACTCTTTTTGACTCTTTGTTAGGCCAGCGTACGGATCAACGCCGGCAGTGGCCATCAGGCCTTCTTTGCCCTTAGAGAGTTCGTCGTTAAGGTCTTTGCTACGCTCTTTAGCCTGACGGTAGTTTAGCTCGGCTTCCTCAAGAGCAAGCTCTGCCTCTCGACGTGCCATATTGTTTGGCGGCAGGTCTTGCATTCTAAGAAGGTTATTGCGTGCTTTTTCAAGCTCGAGGCCGGCACGCTTTTCGCTCATAGCAGCGGACTCAGCGCTACGTCTAAGCTCTTTAAACTGCTTATTTACTTCAGCTAAAGTTTGTCCCATACCAGACTGAGCGCTGGTTGCCCTACCTACAGCAGCACTGATTCCTTTTAAGGCAAAGGATGCCGCAAACATACCTATTCGGAGGCTGACAAAAGCACCCACTAGTCCCACAATAGATACCGAAGCTGCAGCACCAGCTCCGACTAGGGAGAACAATCCGCTAACTACGGCAGCAATTCCACCTACAACGCTAGAAATAGCCGTTCCCAGTGTGTATCCAGTTCGTACTAACGACTGAAACCTTCGTCTAGCACCTTCTGCAGCCGGTGCCATGTTATTCAGGCCTTCAGTTATTCTAGAAAATATGTTTCCATTTACATTAGAGTTGAATCCTCTAGAAAAAGCAGCTCCTAGGCTTTCACCGCTTCTTCGAGCAGAGCCACCCTCACCGGAAAGACCTCGGAACGCGCGCTGGATGTCTCGGTTAACACCGGTAGTAATAGCGCGTACGAGTATGTGCGCTTCGCCTACTACTGCCACGGTGTCACCTCTTTAACTTATCCGAGTGGTGCGTCTAAGACTGATCCAAACGGATTAGCCGATTCTGGGTTGAACTTTGTTGGTGCAACGTATGGCTTACGTGCATCAACGGGGCTTGGGTCAAACTCATCCACTCCTCCAGCAGGAACATATGTTCTGCCTCCATAAGTGGTGCCTGCACTACTGTCAGAGCCATACTTATACTCTTTGCCGTAAAGCCGGTAAAAGTTTGTCCTAAACTTGCTCTGGGCTTGAACCTCTTCTGCTGTGGAATATCTCATGTCGTCCTCAAACATGAAATGAATGATGTCCAGCATTTCAGCTGCATCCATGTCTTGTAGCCTGAGGCCATTAAAGAGAGCTTTACCATTTACATAAGGCCAGAGATCAATCGCCCAACTTAGGAGACCTCTGGCTGCGCTTCCGGGCGTCCAGAGTACTCCTCTAGTAGCCAACCGACAATCTCTCCTAGAGTTTCGGTTGTTACAATTCTGTCTTTGTCAAGAGTAAGAGCATTAAAACGCTCTAGGCTCTCGTCAGTCAATGCTTGATTGAAAAAGTTATCAATTGTTTCAGCGGCAACCGCTGGGTTTTCGCTCGCAGAGTCTTTAACTAGGGATAACATAACTCGACCCTGTAGACTTGGAACGCAGAAGAACTCTTCTTCGTAAAGTTTAAACGAGATAGCTTCAGTATTTTCTGGAGATTTTCCAGCACCAAAATCTTTAAATTTTGCCATTTTTATATCTTCTTTCTTTCTTTTTTTCTTTAGTCATTTATAAGCAACATAGCTTACTGTTACTATTTTACCCTATTGTTTGTAGGCTTATCGGAACGCAAAGTGGCGAAGCTGCGCTGAAAGGTATGGATTAGGTCTAGTGCCTGGATGCATTACTGGCCCCGGAGTAACTACAAGTCTCCCTTTACTCGAAAATCTAAGTACTTTTCCTCCAGCTTTAGGAGAGATTAAATGAGGACGAGTACCCTGGTGGTGCATATATGCGTAGTTGACTTGAGACCCAATCCAAAGATATTGACCGGTAGCATTTCCAGTATGCCGCATGTGAATAGAGGCCCTAAGCCTGCCGGTTTTTACACCAACCATGCGCTTAGCACCCTTTACAGCTTTGTTACCCCGAATTTCTAGTGTCTTCCATAGACCACCAGAGCTAGTGTTAAGTTCTTTGTGGAGCGCAGCTTTGTAGATTACTACACCACCCACTGCAAAAGTAAAAGCAGTCCCCGGAGAGCCGACAGCCCCTTTGCCATACTTTCTTACGTGATTATTAAATTTGTTGGCGTAATAAATCCAGGGACTGTCTGGTATGAAGCCGCCTAGTGGCATTTTATGGAACCGCCAAAGTTAAGTTCATGTTTACTGTCTGAAAACCACCCTCGGGAGGAGTTATATCTACAGTTGCAATAACACCAACACCATAACCACTGCCGTCCCACATATCAAAAAGTCTTACGGCATCCATAAGAACCCAGGCATCAATCGCTGATACAGCAGAAGCTTCTTGTATTTTTTCAGGAGATGGCGGACGACCGTTTGGTCCAACTATAGGCACGGCTCTGGCGATAGATATAGTGACAACAGCGCTTCTAGGTACGTTACATCTCTGCGGAGAGCTTGCTTCATCTCCAGGTGCACCTAAGTACATTTGAATAAACGAAACTACAACTTGTTCGCAGTCAATCGCAGGCTGTCCGATAGTCCAGTATCGACGGTTCGGTAGGTTAACGTTGTATGACTGGAACACAGTCTCCACACGCTCAACTATGCCGTCCATCATGTCTCTGAGGTTTGTTGCATCCTCTAAGACACCGGAACCATCGATATAGGTCATTAGATTACTCCTCTACTGGAGCAGACTCTTCTACTACTGGAGCCTCTACAACAGTTTCTTCTACTACAGGTGCTTCAACCTTAGGAGCCTTTGCTCTAGGAGCTGGAGCTGCCTTCTTAACATTAGCGCCAGGCATATCTGCGGCGGTAAAGTTTGTCATCATCTGTGCCATTATTTGCTCTTTCTTACTCAGTTGGATACATCTTGATCTGAAGGTTTCCAGACGCAAGTTCTATTATATTTGGGACATTGCTTATTGTTTTAGTTGCGTATAGGGTCCAGGTTCCAGGATCTACCATCCCAAGAGCCCTAAGCGCTTTGTCGTATGGGACTGTAAACGTTATTGTCTGAGCTCCAGAATTCAAACTAAAATCTGAATTATCTAAGTCAACTGCTCTGGATCCAGAGTAGCTTCTTAGTGTTATCACAGGGGTCCATCCAGTGTCCGGGAAGAAGTTGTCAAGGTCAACAGCTGTGAGACCAACGGAAGACCAAGTAGCTGGTTCACCTTTTACTAAAGTCAAGTCATACTGGGCGCTTGGTGTCATAACAACAGTTTTCGGTGTGTACCTTCTTGCACGTGGTGTGTCGACAGAGAATACCTTGGACTTGCGGCGAGCGTTGTCTGGGTTAGCAACCTTAAGGAATAAGTCAATTTCGTATAGCCCTGTGCGGAGCTCGTCAATAAACTCTTGGTTGTCGAGGATTGTGTAAGAAACGCCCTGGCGTGATACAGAGGTTACACGCTGAGGAAGCTCACAAGCCTCATCGCCTGACCAAAGTCTGGCAAACTCGATAGCAAGTTTACGGGCAGCCATCTTTCCAGCAATTGGCACAGGAGTTCCGTAGGAGTATGTAACCTCGGTGTTACATGGGGTCCAAGGGGTTCCGGCCTTGATGTGAATGGTTGAGTGGTCTACAAGGTAGTAGCTTGACGGATCTAAAATGTCCCCAAGCCTGTTTCTTATAGCGTGAATTTTAGTTACTGGACGACCACGAAGTTTGATTCGTGAGTCAGGGGACATGCCGTCAGAAGTCAGCTCTGAATACTCATCGTAGTCGCCAGAGGGAATATTGTAAACGTCTCCACCAAAAAGAACTGGAGAGTTGGTCTTAGTTGATGGGCCCATACGGTTATTGCGTAGGGTACAGGTATAACGCTCGGTTACAGTAGTTTCGCCAGTATACTTACGGCCTGACATTGCCCAAAGCAGGTATGACGCGGTCTTAGCAGCCTCTAACGTATACTCAGTATACGAATAGTCGCCCATCTCTTCGGGCTGAATCCACAAGTTGTTGGTCATCTTTACCTCTTAGATAAGTTTAACGGGCGGTAGCCTAAGCTAGTTGCTCAAGCTACCACCCGTCTTTAAACTATTTAGTTCTCGTTCGAAGCGATGATGTTGTCGATCGCTACGTCAGCGTTGTAGTTGACGTTACCTGGAACGTTGAAGGTGTTTCCACCAGTACCAATTTGAGCGGTAGTAGTTGGAGTAGGTGCTGGGTAGGTCTCGGTGACACTGTCAGATACAGTTACACGAGCTCCAGAACCGACTACACCAGTAGTATCTGCGGTGACGGCAGCGTTCACAAAGCTAACCGATGATCCAGAGATGCTTGCAACTGTCCAAGTACCGTTGAATAGAGTACCTAGGTTCTGAACGTAAATCTCATCTCCAACTGCGATACCAGGGGCAGCGCTGAAGGTAATGGTTGACTTAGTGTCAGTTACTGTTGTAGCTGCTGAATCAATAGTGATCGCTGTAGGCTGCTTAGCTGTAGCTGAAGTGAATACAACAGGTCCAGTTCCATCAGTCCAGCTGTAGAAGCCGTTTAGACCAGTAGGTGCCCACTCAGAACGTGCATAAGCGTATGGACGCTCTGCAGCAACTGGGAACTCCCAACGGCCGTCAATGCCTGCCTGGAATGAAGAGTTTCCTAGACCGTAACCTTCGAAGGTGTTAGCTAGTAGACCGTTTTCGATGACGCGGTCACCAGACTGACGCATCTTCACGTATGGGAAGATCCAGTGGAAGTAAGGAAGAACGCCTGCGCGCTTTCCGTCCTTAACTGCGTGAGACCAAGCTTCGATGGCAACACCGTTACCAGCAGGGTCGTCACCAACACCAGGAGCAGCCCAACCAATTGACTTGTGGTTAGGAGATCCAGCGCTTCCTAGATCCTTGCGAAGAAGTAGACCACCAGAGATCAGAGCGGATAGCTCTGGGTCTGGCTCACAAATAGCAAGTTCCATGGTGATACGCTTTAGGGTGTCTGGAGCCTTGTAGGTTACGCAAACAACGCCATTAGCGCCTTTTTCGGTGATCTCGTCGCCTTCTTCGTACTCAGGTGTAAACGAGATACGCATGAAAGCAGAGGTTGTGTAACTGTCAGCTGGACCAGTTAGTAGGTTGCCGGCAGAATCTAGGCGGGTGACACGGATTGACACACCCTGAATGCTGGCAGCATATTCTTGAGTAGCCATTTAGCTATTCTCCTTATGTTTCTTAGGCTGTTAGATCGACTCGAACAGCGAGGTGGATGGATGTGTCAAAGTAAACCGCAGCTGGGCGGATTGCCTTGAGACGCATGTCATTTTGATTTCCCGACACATCATATGCTTGCGCTAGATTGTCGTTTACTACATCGACATCGCCCACGTAAGTGCGAACGGTGCCGGTGGCGTAAATCCATTTGTTGGTGGCTGACGCGCTTGCGCCAGTTGCACCGTCTGGTCCAGTACCTGTGTAACCAGAACCAACGATAACTGGAGTGCCACCCATAGTCTGCAGGTGGTCTACTTCAGTCTCGTGGAAAATCATGTTTGAGTTACTAGAAAGCAGTGCTGCAACGTCACGAGTTACGTGAATCACTCCCTGCTCACCGCCGTCTGAAGCCTGACCGATTGAGTACTCTAAAAGAGCAAGTGCACGGCGAGGTGAAAGTGCGGTTCCGCCATTAAGAATAGTGGCAGATGCATCCGAAAGAGCTAAGTTTGCGTGGCTCTCTCCCTTGCGGACAGCACCATCCCAAAGCTCTACTTCCATAGCGTGCTGGGTGACGCCTTCGATCTGTCTCTTTAGACGCTCGATACGGTCAAGGCCGTTAAATCCTAGAGTTGAGCGGAGCTCTTCTGCTTCAATGAAGAAAGGCTTGATCTCTGTGTAGTAAGTTGGTGTTCCAGCAGCTACTACTTCACCATCGGAAGAGTCAGAGTCGTCCCAGTTAGTTGCTGAATAAAGTGTTGTTTCCCATTCCTGGGAGAATCCTCGGATCCACTGATCCTCATTAGGACCATTTTCTGGCTTAACTACGGCGAGTAGGCCAAAAGCCGATGGCACAATCTTCGGTGCTGTTACAACACCAGTCTTTGTGAAAGCCATTTAAAATCCTCTAGTTAAAAGTTTTTGTATTGGGGGAGGCCATTGCTGACCTCCCCCGCTACTAGGGTTTGCTATCTAGGCTTAAGCCTCGATTGCAGCTGCAGTTGCGCCACCGGTGGTGTCGCGTAGAGCAGCAGCCACACCGTTAACATTAACGGCCTGGGTGATCTTTAGAGATTCGATACCAACCTTAGCAACACCTTCGAAGGTCTCAACGAACATCTTGTAGTCGTTGGTTCCAACAAGGGAGCTGTCGCGGATGATACCTAGGTCTAGTGAACCACCGTCAAGGAACAAGAATGTTCCCTCAGCGAATAGG